TATTACACATAGAACTAGCTAGCCCTTCGTGATTATCAACACCACGCTTTTTTAAGGTAGCTCCTACGGATACTACACATTTTTCATAACTCATGCTCTATCTCCTGTCGCATTGGCAGCGGGTTGGTTACCACGATTCTGTGCTCTAGCGCTCTCTTCTTTCTTGTCGGTGTCTTTTCCACCAGAAACATTAGCGTTCTTATCCGATTGTCCAGCTTGTTTAACAGCTACGTCCTTTAGCATATCTAATTCGACTACTCCTTCTGGGTCGAGACCTCTCTCTTCCCTAACTTCGCCGGGTGATAATACTCCTTCAGATAAATAAATCATATCTGTCTTTGCTTTAGTAAAGGCGTCTTCTACATTAATTTGCCTAAACTTAAATTTAGCTTCGCCATCCTCTATTTGAGGCATTAACTGGGCATTCAAAGCAGATTCAATCATAGTTTGTAGATATCTTACATAAGGTTCGAAAATTGGACGAGCCTTATCTGGGTCGGTCCACATAGTTTTAGGGACCTTTAGTGCCATATGTATTTTATCTAATATATCGTCTGTATATTTACCATATTCAAAGGCACGTTGAGTACCTTGAAGTTCTTTAATTTCTATATCATTACCGTGAATGATATCTTCGCCCGGAGCTAAGTTGTTAAAAGCATCTACTACTTCATTAATCTTATCAGGTCCGTAAGGCATATCTGGTAAACCACACGATATATCAAATCGAGACGAAGCGTATTTATTCAAAGCAGCTCCTATATCTCTTTCTGCATAATCTTTTAAATCTATTAAATAAAGAATAGGGTGAATATCTGATAACCCATACGCGTAATCATCAAAAGGGTTATTTAATAAAGCACATATCTCTTCAGGTTCAAAATGAATATTATCTTTATCATCACCAATATCTTGATAATAGTATTTAATTTGTCCATGTTCATTTCTTTGGACATACATATTCTGGCTAGAACGTAAAACTAGATTGTCTCCAGTCCATTCTAAGTAGCCTGTTCCAAAAATTCTGGCGTTCCTGACCCAACCATATAAAATATTCTCTATGTTTATATCTCTAAACATTTCTTCTATGCGTTCTCTTTTATCATCGTCATCTGTTACGATATCAAAATTATCCTTAACTGCATAAAAACAAGGAAGGTCTATCAAACTTCTAACTATAGGGTCAGATAGATATACGTCCATATATATTCTAGGTCTTCCTAAATGTTCTTCATACTTCTTTTTAGTCCCATAAGAAAAGTTATTAGATAGGTTTAATCGTTTAATTATACCTGCTCCAAAACTTACTGGGTCATCCTCTTTAAAGGGAGGTTCGCTTCCGGTTGTGGCGAAAGCTCTTCGTACTCTGTCAAAAATCGCCATGGCTACCACTTAAATAGTAATTGGTATCAGTATATAAAGATTTCGTCATAATGAAAACTTACCTTTTGGATTGAAATTACGTCCTTTTGTTCTAAAAAGGGAAACTCCTGAATGTCTCCCTATATTAGAATTTAGTTGCTGATTAGCTCTAGATTGGTTAGTTTGGGAAGCAGCCACCGTTGCAGTACCGGGTAACATAGCTAAAGTTGCATGTATACCTAAAACTGAACTATCACAGTAATCGTCATGTTTGGTATCGGGTGCGCTAATGCGTTCTGTCTTATTAGCAGCATCCATAACATATTCTAAATCAACATGTTCCCTAAACCATTTATTAATCACTTTACGAGACACCATATCTAATGGTTCTGGATTGGGAACTTTAATCTTACGTTGTTGCATAAAGGAAACATAATCTCTATATATTTGAGTTTTACTTCCTCTAGGTCCTCCTGTAAATATAAATGGTAAAAAATGAATCTGAGGTGTACTTTGAATACACTCTAATCTGATGTCCTGCTCAATAGCACCACCAATCCCCGTAGCATCAATAATAACCTGACCAACACTAAAACCACGAGCAATATCCATAATACGTTTTCGTTGATATGGTATGTCATGCCCACCGGTTCTAGGATTGATTTCCTCAAGATATATGAGACGAGCGATATCCCCGAATTCATCTTGCTCCCTAGCCCAAACACTAATAACAGTACTATTGACAGATTTCCCAATGTCAACAGCAACAGTGCAATTTTTGCCGCCGTGCTCATAGGTTCCCGGTTCGTAGAGTTTGTAGTCATCATAACACCCCTTAACTTTTTCTGGATTAAATACATTTGAAATACTTTCCACAAATTCACATTCATATTCAGTTCTCCAATAAATGGAGTCTTCACCCCACTCCATCATTTTAGTTAACATATCTTCTTCAGTATATGCGGGCGAATATGCATTACCCGCTTTCACTGCATCTCTCCATGTAAAATGTAACCGTGTCCATGTTTCTGCATAAGCGTCATCATATAAATAACGATGCATATGGTTGTCTTTAGACTTTGGTGTACCTAAATTTATGAAAGGGGCCATATTTGAAACTATCGCTGGTTCTACATTATCAATGAACAATTTATCGTCGATGAGTGGGGACTCATCAACAATACAGAACGTAGGGTGTTGCCCACGTATGGATTGACCTTGATTACTAGGCGCTAATGGAGCTCTACGCAACATTGTACCCCCCTTCATGCGTATATGGGGCTTATTGTGAAATTTATAATTATCTACTAAGCTATCTAAGAACTTATTATCTTTAAAATTTCTATAGATATATCCAAAGATTAATGCTGCTTGGTCCTCTGATGGAGCCAAAACAAAGATTAAATCCCTGAATCTCTTAAAAAACATATATATTGTAGCTGCAACAGCGAGTGCATACGATTTTCCACTACCTCTTGGAGCTAGAATAGCTAATTTTCTTTGTTTACTGTGTTTAGGGTGAGTTAACGACTTAACAACTATGATTTCTTGAAGTGGTCTTAGTTGTAAAGGGCGTTGTTTATTGTCTAATAGATATGCACCACAGAAGGCACGTATCAATTTTTTCATTTTTTCTTCACTGTGTCTACAATCTTCGAATATATTCTCTAAAGCTCTTGAATCATGTACACCTTTACCTGTCAGTGCTGCTTGTAGTTTCTTCGATTCGTTCTTCACTTGTGTTGTCATCGTTTAAATCCTCTAAAAAGTTAGCGAAACCTTCAGTTGTAGTCTCTAATACTGTAGGTATCTCTATATTTAACGCTCTGAATTCCGTATGTATGTCACGAACGATTGAATTTCTTTGTCGCAAGAGCTCTGTTCGTAAGTTAATGTCCCGAATATGTATAGTAATTTCTTCCCACAAAATATCTTCAAGAGCAAGATTGCGAGCCAGCAAGCGTACAAGTTCTTTATGACGTTCATATTCCCCTTCTCCTACTCGCTGGCGTAACCGCTGCTCATATTCTACTTCGTTCAAAGCTTTTTAGCTTCTGCTAAAGCGTCTTTTGCTTCTGTCTTAACGACGGCTACGAATTTATCATCGTTTTGGTCGTATACAGACATTATTACATTTCTGAGCATTGCATCTTTTACATGCTTTTGAGCTGCTTCATCCAGCTTCTCGTAAGCTTTAACCTGTGCTGCTGTTAGGTTCTTATCTAATAATTCGAGAATTTCTTCATCGTATTTCTTAAGATATGGCATAACCATCATCCTAACTGCTGGTACAGTGTATGCAATATATGCAGCCATAGCTGCCATAACTACCACCATAAGCATAAGCTCAGGTGAGTCTTGTAATGCATCCATTAGACCATCTAACATTCCAGATTCGCTTACATCATTTGCAGTAACATTACTGGTTGCATTTGTATCATTTGCAGTCTGATTTGTATCCAACGCAGTATCGTTGTTGCTTGTTTCGTTTGTTGTGTTATTTGACATAGTTTTCTCCATGTTGGGGCTCCCACGTTGGCACTTGCGTTAAGTAATCCTGTGGAGCCTTGGCCCTTCAGCGAGAGCCCATATACAGGTAGAATCTCTACCTATATAAAGTTTACTTCTACTCCTCTTCGCAACAGCTGCATTGACATTGTTTTTTATCCTGCAACTCTTTGAGTTGTTGTGCCATCTCTTGTACTTTATCATAAAGTTCTCTTACTTCAAAATCGTTCATTTCTTATTCTCCACCTTATGTTCTTGTTCTTGAGCTTTAGCTTCTATCATCTGGTGTTGTTTCTGAGTTGCATCATTATAATCAATAACAGCTTGTGCTTTTATCTTATAAAATGCAGTCTTCTCTGCCTGTTCTTGTTTCCAAACATCTAGAGCATCTTTGATAATAAGAAGGGCTGGGCCTCCTAAAATAGCAATCAAAGTTGTATATGCTTCAATGTTCTCAAGAACTTCTGGTTTACTAAGTCCGCTATGTATAACGAAACCTGCAAACCCAACCCAGAGTAAAATTAGAGGCACAGCAATCATAAACATAAAGATGTCGTTAAATGTAACTCCTTCTCCTTTCTCTTTACTCATCTTTGGTCTCTCCTTCTCTTTGGTTTGTTTCACTTGTGGAAGTCTTATAGGAGGTACTTTTCTTAATGCTTGGCGCGCAAAATTTACAAGTACCGCGAAAGCAATTACAAGAGCTATTCCTGCCATTGCTATTCCTAACATTGTTAAAATGTCTATCAACTCCATTCATTCTTCCTCCGTGAATCCGTTTGCTTCTCTCACTTCTTCCATTTTCAATTCTGTAATCATATGTTTCAAATCATCCATATCAGATATAATTTTAGCTAGCATATTTGTAAGAATAAGCATTTTATCTGCTTTCATTCCTCCTCCTTGCAGCAAGCGCATGAACATTTTTCACAGCACTCGCAATCTATACAGCACATTATACTTCTATCCTCCATCCCATTTCTTCTATATCTCCGTCACCCCAATTAGTGGAATAACCGACATATTCTTCTTCTTCATAATAGTCTCCGTTTCCATTATAGTCTGCATAATAAGACATATAATAAAACCAGTAACCTTCATAAATATCATTAAAATCTTCTTCTAACCCAACACCATATAATTCTTCATATTCAAACCAATGTTCATCTTCATACCATCCTGAAACATTAAAGAACACTTGGATATATACATAATTGTCATAAGATATGGATTTATTACCATCCTCA